GAACTTTTTAGTTCCTTCATTATGGTATGCGCCTGGCCTGTCTGGTTATGAACAAGGTATCTCTGTTAACTTCACTCACTCGACTAAAGATACAGCTGAAGTATATGACATCCTCTGTAGCCACACTCTCGCTCACGAGACCCTTAACTTACGCGACAAGTATATATACTTCAAGCGCTGCTGATCAGGCCGCTTACCAGCGGCTATATCAGTTTAGCGAATCTACTAAACGATTAAGATACCACTGAGCTTTACGTGCGTCTTGCTCAGGATTATCTTTCAACCACAGTCGTAATAGATACTTAAGCACTTGTGCTTGTAGCATCCCTTCTTTAGGACCAGGTGCATCTTGAATAGCTTCTTCAATAATGTCGATAGCTTCTTGCTTACCACGTGTGTAATGTGAAGGACTGTTGACTTCATCTGAAGCACGCCAAGGGTTATCAAAACTCAGCACATCATCTCCTGATCCACCCATCAAAGGGTTGATCATATGTGCACCTTGGTTGTAATCATCAAAGTTAATAATATCCCCATCAAACTTAGCTGAATTGTCCATTGTTACACTCACATTTTGCTTATCTACTACTTAATATAGAAACAAAAGAATCATTCCGTGGCATATGCAAAGCCCTAAAGGTGACCCAACATATATAAAAAATAAAGATAGATTCTTTGTTGCTGTAGCAAAGACTATCGAGTCTGCTTCTACTCACCCTAAGTCTCCTGGTGGCTGCGTCATCGTGCGCAATCGAGAGATCATTGGTGATGGACGTAGCATCTTGACTGAAAGCAAAGTAGAAGTTGATTGCATCTCTTATGCAATTGCAGCTGCTGCTAAGAACGGTACTCAAACAACTGGAGCCGTCATCTACAGCACCCGTTATCCATTCTCTACATCTGTATTCCAAGCACATCTGATGGGCATTCGCCGTCTGGTTGTACTTGCCCACGAATGGGAGCCTTACTACAAGGATGAATTCAGACGTGCTGCTCGTCTAGCACGAGAGTTGACCATCGCTATTGAGCCGATGTTTGAAGACGAAGACCCGAGATTTACGAAAAATATCTATGACCGAAACATTGACCCGGAACTCTTCCGAGATGCGGACCCATTCAAAACGGATGAATTTGATCCAACAGATGCAGCAACTACCCACGATGAAGACACAACTGATCTTTGACCTTGAATCTACTGGCCTTCTGCGTAGAGGCTCACGTATCCACTGCATTGTTATGCGTGATGCTGTCGATAGCAGCACTCACGTCTTTGACCATCAGCCTGAGCGTGACCTCCTACAAGGAGTGAAACAGCTATCAGAAGCTGATGTACTTATTGGACACAACATTATTGGTTATGATATTCCGCTACTTAAAGAACAGTATCCAGACTTTGACCCCCGAGGACAAGTACTTGATACGCTTGTTCTCAGCCGTCTTTTCTATCCTCACATTGCTGACCGTGATTTTGAGCGTAGACCAGCCGGTATGCCGCAACGATTGTATGGACGGCATTCACTCGAAGCCTGGGGTTACCGGCTAAAGTGTTTTAAGGGTGACTTCGGTAAGCACGACGGTAGCTGGGAAGTTTATACACCTGAGATGCTTGATTACTGTATTCAAGATACAGAAGTAACAATCAAGCTTTGGCAATTAATGAAACGACGTATGGAGGATTACTCATGACTACACCTAAAAAAGGCGACCCACTTACTCACGAAGAAGTAGCAGGTGCTGCTGATATTTTCTTTCCACTCTTTAACGAAGTACATAGTCGTATGCCTGATGGCAGCACGACTGAAGACACACTAAAAGTTATGGAATCTGTAGCAAAGCTTGGACACAAGCAGCGTGCAGACAAACTTCTTGATGAAAAGTCAATTGCATTTGGATTTAACAAAGATAAGGAGGATGCCGATGAATGATTATGTACTGCTTGAGATGCGCATGGCTGAACTCATGGCCCAACAAGAGGCCAGTGGCTTCCGCTTTGATGTGTCAGCTGCCGAGCGAGTACGTGGTGAACTGCAAGCTGAAGCTCAGCAACTAGAGCAGACAATCACCTCACGCTTTGTCTATGTCCCAGGCAAGGTCTATACACCTAAGCGTGCCAACAAAACCAAGGGCTATGTAGCTGGTGCACCTATGACCAAGCTGCTTGACTTCAACCCTACTAGTCGTCAACACATTGCCTGGGCACTACAGAACTTCCGTGGTGCTCGCTTTACCAAAGTGACTGACACAGGCAAGCCGAAGGTTGATGAAGCCACGATGTCTGAGATGCGCGACACCGCCATTCAGCAGGGCAACGACAAGCTGCGTGAAGAGTGTGAGATGTTTATACGTCTACTCACTCTGCAGAAATGGCTAGGTCAGTTGAGTGAAGGTGCTAACTCTTGGTTCAACACCATTGAAGATGACAACTGTATCCATCACAGCTGCTCTCTAGCTACACAAACTGGGCGCAACGCCCACCGTGGTCCAAATTTGGGTCAAGTTGTGAGTGCTCCTTGGGCACGACAGTTGTTTGTACCTCACCCTGGAATGGTGATGGTCGGTGCTGACCTTGAAGGACTAGAGCTCAGAGCGCTCGGGCACTACCTCAGCGCCTATGACGAAGGGGCGTTCGCTGATGTGGTTGTCAACGGTGATATCCACCAGCAGAACGCTGACCGTGTTGGTTGCTCACGTCGTGAAGTCAAGACCATCACTTACGCATTCATCTACGGGGCTGGTGATCAGAAGCTTGGTCACTCACTCAACCCTGCACTGTCTGATGCACAGAAGAAGCAGCTAGGTCAAGAGCTGCGACGAAAATTCCTTGACGCTATCCCAGGATTAGAGCCGTTGATTGATGCAGTCAAACTTAAAGTTAGGTCATATGGTCGTCTTAGGGGTCTTGATGGGCGTCCTATTTTCTGCAAAGCAGAGCACTCCAGCCTTAATTATCTCCTGCAATCAGCCGGAGCTATTCTTTCAAAACGCTGGGTGGTGGTCGGCCAAGACATGCTTGACACTGCAGGACTAACGTATGACGTTGACTACACCCGCTGTGCCTACGTACACGATGAGGTTCAACTGTCTGTCATTCCTGCTGAGGTTGACCGTGTCAAACAACTACTAGAAGCAGCAGCTCCTGAGGCTGGTCGTTACTACAACTTCCGTGTTCCTATTACTGCTGTTGCTGATCACGGTGATAACTGGGCAGCTACACACTAATGGAAGACGACGTCCTGTTTAACTTTCAAGTTGACGCAAGTGCTTTGAAAATACTTGTCAAGGCACTTGACCGTTACATAGAGAAGTGGCCTGGAGGAAAGCCAGCAGAGCAAGAAGAACTCAAGCGAATACAATCTGAGTTACATAAAGCATACTTAGAGCTGACGTTTCTTGAATAAGTTCGTCATGAACAACTGTATTCATTTATACTAAATATATATCGTTCATCCTATTTATTAGGACGCAAGTAGGCAAGAGCCGAAGGAACGGGAAATTTCTAAACACTAGGAGGTTTCCAATGTCTAACGTAATGATTCGTGGTCTGATGAAAGTCCACAACGCAAACCGTCGTGCTGCCAATGAGCAAGCACGTGAGCTCGCACATCTCCGTCATCGCGCATACCGTGGTGTCGAGACTACTGTAGAGACTGGTGGTAAAGAAGTGCACGGCACCTTTACTTATCGCGGTCGTACTTACACCAAGTGATAACAACTAAATAACTCTAAGGGCCGGTTATCACCGGCTCTTTTTTTATGTTTTTATAGAATAGATATACTGCCTAAGTAAATATGAAATGCGTAAAGCTGGTGACTTAATAGCGCTTATGCAGCGTCAAGCTGTAGATGAAGCAAGCCGAAGAAAAGTAATTGGTGAAGGCGAGTACGGTGTTGTATACGAATCAAACACGCCTGGCTATGTAGTTAAAGAAGCGAAGTCTGATCTTGAAGACTTGACTAGAGAAGCTAACTTCCAATCTATTGCTGCTGATATGGGATTCGCTCCCCGTGTATCAGCTGTTGAATCAACTCCTTTTACCAACGACATTCTTGAGATGCAAGATGCTAGACCTAACTTTGAATTACACAGGACTAATCGTCAGTTCCCTAGTGGCAGGGATGCTGTTCGAGTTAACCAGCAACTGGGAGCACTTGCTCTAAAAGGCGTTGACTTAGACGACAGGCACACCGG